TGTTATAATAATATATTATAAACTTGGTATATAACGGTAAAAATGGCTCAAAAACACTGTATTTTTAGCTCAAGTTGGCACCCAACACTAAGTATTTGTGAGTGCAAAAAACACAACCTGGCTAACATTGATTTGTTTAGCGGAAGATCACAATCTAGATTTGCACCAAACCGGTCGGACCCGTGCCGGGATACAAACAGCAGGTTACGCACCAGGCAGGGGGCTTTGTCCAAGTCGCCTGTACTGTTCGAAAGAGACCGTCGGAAAGTCTCTTCGTTGACAACCGGAATTGACGTGACTCACTACAAGGTATCGGACACGAGTCAAGTCCAGGAACAGTTGGCCATGAAGGCCCGATGTCTCACAGACTGTATTGTTTCCTATCTTTTGTCAAGCTGGCCCATCCTGGGCTGTTCCGCTGGAGAACCCAGTCTGGTTCCGAGGAGAATGAATTGAAAAATTCAAATATGCTAGTTCAACAAATTAGTAATGCAGTTTTAAAAATTGGTGGCTTCTTGGCAGTTGCCGCTGTGGTCGTAACTGTGACCAATACCAAATTATCACAACTTAGAGAACAGGCTGCAGAACAATCGCCGGCAGTCATCTCTGTGGCCGAACGCACCAGGCAATTGAATTGCTTGACCAAGAACATCTATTGGGAAGCCGGATCTGAGCCGTTTGAAGGCAAAGTGGCAGTGGCACAGGTAACCATGAACCGTGTGGACTCTGGTCGCTTTGCTCCAGATATCTGTGGTGTGGTCTACCAAAAAAATATCATATACGAAAAGTTGGTTTGCCAGTTTAGCTGGTTCTGCGACGGAAGCAGCAAGATCAAACCCATACATCCAGCAAGATGGCGTGAAAGCGAAGAAGTGGCCAAACAGGTCCTATTCGAAGGATTTAGATTGCCCAGCTTGAGATCAGCTTTGTATTTCCATGCTGATTATGTAAACCCCAGATGGGGCAAACCCCAGGTGGCCAAGATAGGTCGCCACATTTTCTATTCAGAAAGCAAAATATGATCATGAAACTAGACCAATTCTTAAAAAATACAACTGCCTGGTTGAATATACAACTGCCCAAGGTTTCTGCTGAAACCCTGCAATGGCTGACTGCTATTGTGTTGCATTGTGCTACCATACCAACCTTGTTGGCATTGATGACTGGACTAAGTGACCGTACTCCAAACATAGATATCGTGATGTTTACCTGGGCTGGCCTGGTATTATTGTTCAGTCGTGCTGTAGTCTTAAAAGACACCCTGAATACTGTCACTATTGGCGTGGGTTTTGTGGTACAGGCCGTGATCATGGCCATGATCCTGTTCAAATAAATCGGTTGACACCAAATGGCCGTTGCGTTATAATAGTAGTATGACTAAGAAAATACGATTGTTATCCAATCAAATTTATCAAGATCAGCAAGGTCGTCTGGTGTATACCCAACGGATATATGGCATCATGGTTGAGTACAAGCACCGCGGCGATGAACACATTAGAGTAGCAACACACGAAGATTTTTTATCACGACACACATATCTTGACCATTACTGTTTTACCGGTTGGGGAGAAGAGGATACCAAATGAGTATGCATCTAGAAGGTCCATGGCTAAGCACCACAGGCAAGAAAAAAGGTCCACGTAAATGGGCCAGTGCTGAAGCAAAAAAGAAAGCACAACAACTGCAAGCCGAGTGGGAAGTCAAGCTGGGTGCTATCAAAAAGATGGCTCCCAAATTCAGCGGCAATAGTCGTCCTGAACCCAAGCCGACTGGTTTACTAACTACCAGCCCAAGAATACCGCCTGGACGCGAAACACCTGTGATCAAGAGCCTAGACACTGGCTGGGTGGCCTGTACCAAGGGTGCTGACAAGACCTATACAGGTACCAAGGTCAAAGGTATAGGTACCATGCACAAGTCAAATGCTGTGCCGATCTTTAGCGACGAAGAAGCCATCGACATAAGTAAGATGCGACGCTAAAAAGGAGATTGATCACAGTTGGCCAAAGAAGAAGCGATAAAAATGGAAGGCATTGTGGAAGAAGTTCTACCTAACACTACCTACCGAATCCGAATAGCAAATTTTGAAAAGCCCGTATTAGCCAGCCTCAATGGACGTATGCGACAACACAATATTAAAGTTCTAGCAGGAGATACTGTAGAGCTTGAATTCAGCCCTTACGATCTCACCCGCGGTCGTATCACACGACGCAGATGATTACGTCACGATCCTTGACTGTGCCTGACATACACGGACTCATATTATTAGACTGTTGGGAACCTCCGGCACACAAGTTTTTTACTGAAATATTTTACGTGAATCTAATTGATCGTTTGAAAAAATATCATTTTAAATGTGTGGTAAACAGTCCATCTAACACTAGATTTGATCAAGACGATCCTAGTCTAGCAAACGCCCTGCAAATATATGGTCAACCTAGACTGGGTGCAGATGGTTTGGCCTTGCTAGACACTGACGCTGATTTTAGACGATATCGTGTGATGACAAGTATTTTCAAGTCGTTTACTAACAACGCCGTCACTGAAGCTACTTCTGCACTGATCAAGAAATATTTACTCAAGACCAATCCAAGTATTTTTTTAATAACTCATGAAGATTTTGTTTATCATACAAACGTTCATTTAAAAGGCCAGTATAAAAATTGGTTAGTAGTTGGACAGTCCTGGCAAATGTGTACTCATGAACATAGTCTAGGACTAAAATACCTGTCTCAATTGCCTGGCATGTCGTTTTATGCCACGGATTTTGGATTTTGTAAACAAGGTGGAGGGACTGCCGGACATGAAGATTTTACAAGTGATTCCACTCAGTGGGAACACATTGAAAATTTTGGTTACAAACTTGTAGCGGTTCCATAAATATTCTTATGCACTTAATCATCAGACAAGATATAGATTTACTGGAAGCAACCACCCGGCCCTCCAAGCTGGAAACCACACCCTTGCCTTACGGTGTCAAAGACCTAGATCCGATCATGAGTGCAGACACTATCGAGTATCACTACGAGCATTTGGCCAAGGGCTATGCCAAACGATACAATGCGGGTGAAGGCGATGCAGATTTCAATAGAGCTGGCAGTTTCCTGCACAACAAATTTTTCCCACAATTACGAGCACCCCGAGGTGCTAATCGTCCTAGAGGTGCTGTATTAGCCTTGATAGAAGAAAAGTTTAAGACTTACGAAGATTTTAAAATTGCTGTCAAAGAAGTAGCAATGAAGATACAAGGTTCTGGTTGGGTGTATCTAAGTACTGGTGGTGAAATCAAGACCATACGCAATCATGCTGTGCGTACAGATATATGTGTACTTGTTGATTGGTGGGAACATGCCTGGGCACTAGAGTACAAGTGGGACAAAGAACGTTATCTTGACAACATATGGCGAATAATCAACTGGGATGTTTGTAACGAACGCCTGTGATTACTAATCTTGTAGTATAATCAAAATCTAATGACCTACGATATTATTATCTTTACCGATCACGGTACCAAATACGGCCATGTCAAACCCCTGGGTGCTTACAGACTAGCATCTGAATTGCGTTTGCATGGGTACTGTGTCAAGGTGCTTGATTACACCAGTCGATTGATGTTGAATCGAACACTGTTTCGATCTTTACTGGACAGCCTAATAGGCACAAATACCTTGTTTGTTGGCTGGAGCAGCACTTTCTTTGGTGATAGTCATTGGGGGGATTCCTGGGAAGATAAATTATATCCTGTTACTGCCGTGGATGAATTTAGGCTTTGGTTGAAGTATATCAAAAAGAAAAATCCCGCGACCAAAATAGCCTACGGAGGAACACGAGCATTAGGGACAGCAGATCTAGTGGACGAAATTGATTATGTGGTTGTTGGGTTGGCAGATAAAGTTGTTGTGGATTTGGCCAATCATTTAAAAAACAACACCACTCTTAAATATCGACCATCTTTTAATAAAAAGTGGAAAATACTTGACTACGATCCTGTGGGTGCCAGTTTTGATTTTCCAAACAGTCGCACTCAATTTGAAGAGACAGATCATGTTGCTCCTGGCGAAACACTCATAATTGAAACCAGCCGTGGCTGTATGTTCAAATGCAAATTTTGTACTTACCCATTGCTTGGTCGCAAAAAAACTGATCCTGCATATCATAAACATCAGGATTGCATAGTGAACGAGTTCCGCCATAACTGGGAAAAGTTTGGCACACGAAGATATGTAGTAGTAGACGATACTCTAAATGAAACTGTTGACAAATTAGAAGCTATCGTGCGTGCCAGAGATGAGTCCGGAGTTGATGTTGAATTGACATCTTATCTTAGACTTGACTTGGTTGCAAGATATCCTGAACAGATACAGTTGTTCAAAGAAATGAATCTAACAGGTGCTTTTTTTGGTGTTGAAAGCTTCAACGAGAAAAGTGCAGCCAGCATAGGTAAAGGTGGATCCACTGACAGACTCAAAGACACCTTGTATCAAATAAAAGATACACTTGGTGCAAAGTTTTCATCAACTGTGTCCATGATTGCTGGATTACCACACGAAACTCCGGACACTTTAGCAGACACTCTAGAATGGGTGTCAAGGCCAGATGCTCCTATTGATAATTGTCATTTCCGTGAGTTAATGATAACCAACTCTGTATGGCCCAGTGAATTTTTACGAGATTATAAAAAATATGGTTATAAGCTAGACCAGAACAGTCGATGGAGTAACGATATCTGGACTCAAGACCAAGCCAGCGAACTGGCAAAAAAATTCAATGGTATTCGGCATGCTAAGGGTAACAAATTAACGAATTTCCAGTTGTTTTACATAGCCTTAAATAAAGAACTATCAGAAGTTAAAGATATACCCATGAAAGACCTAGATTGGCCACAGATTGCAAAAGATACCAACGACATGTACATTGAATATGTAAAATCAATGTTGAATTTTGAAAAGATTGAATTTGACCAAGAGAAAATATAAATGATAACCCTAAGCGAATCAGCAGTAGCAAGAATAAAAGATATCCTAGACGAAGAAAACAATCCTGCATTAAAATTGCGTGTGTTTGTGCAGGGTGGCGGCTGTTCGGGTATGCAGTACGGTTTCACCCTGGACGAAGATGTAGGAGAAGATGACTGGACTCTGGATCTCAACGGTGTGCAACTGTTGGTAGACAGCATGAGCGGGCAGTACCTACAAGGTGCTGAAGTTGACTTCAAAAATGACAACATGGGTGCCAGTTTTGTTATCACAAATCCCAATGCACAAACCACTTGCGGATGTGGCAGTAGCTTTAATCCGTTTTAAATACTAAATCCAATAGCCTCCAAACTCTGGTAAATACACTACAGAGGACGGGTATCTATGGCTCAACAATATATTGATGTAGGAACATCTGCTAATGACGGGCAAGGTGATCCATTACGCACTGCGTTTATAAAAACCAACAACAA